AAAACTTAGATACAATAGGAGACACAAATCATGGCGATTACAACTGCAATGTGTAGTAGCTTTAAGCAAGAACTTCTGGGCGGTACACATGATTTGGATTCCGACAGCATCAAGGTTGCGTTAATTAAATCATCTATGTCTGGTACTTACAATGCTGCTACCACGAACTATTCAGATGTGACGGGGAATAGCGACGAAGCCAGCGGAACAAACTACACTACAGGGGGCCAAGTACTAGATAGCCCTGCTATTTCTTTGAGCGGAACCACTGCACTCGTTGATTTTGCAGACGAAGTATTTTCAAACGTAACAGTATCAGCAGATGGCTGTATAATCTACAATGCTGGGCAGAGCAACAAGGCTATTGCTGTTGTTGACTTTGGCGGCACAGTTTCAGCAACCGCTGGTAACTTAACGATTCAGTTTCCGGCAGCAGATGCATCTAACGCCATAGTCCGTATTGCGTAAGGAGTAGCTATGGCAGTCATAGCACAGTCTGCAAGATATGGCTCTGGTTTATTCGGTGTATCAAAGTTTGGAGTTACAAATCTATCTAAGGTTCTTACGGGTGTAGTAGGCACTACTAACACACCGTCGCTTACGCAGACTCACACCTCTAATCCCACTCTTACTGGTGTTTCCGCAACAACGTCGTTGGGTGCTGTAGAAATATTCATTGTTGTAGACGTTGTGGGAGTGTCTGCCACAGGTGCTGTAGGTTCAGTAGGAACATCTACTTCAGCCGGTTTGTCTGGTATTCAGGGAACATCTGCTGTAGGCACTATAAGCACCACAGCAGTTGTATTTAATTATAACGCGGTTCGTGACTTATACGATAGACGACGCACTGTTAATATTGAGAGAGCAGCCTGATGCCGCTAACAAGCTTTGAACGAACAGTACTTGTAGTGTTGGACCCCAGAGTTGTCCTCATTGAAAGTATTGGCAACAGCTTTACCCGCACAGTTTACGTGGAGTAATTTATGTCTTACAAATGGCCCTTTAAAGACCCCGGAGAAACACTCGACTACAGTATAGACTGGTCGAGATTTCTTGGTTCCGCAACTATTTCTTCAGTTGTGTGGTCTGTAGAAACTAGTACGTACTCTACTCGTACTGTTTTAGCAGCCGGAGAAGACCTGACTACTGCATCTAGTTCGGCAGTAACTGACAGTATCCAGAATGTTTCCCAAACAAACACTAATACGGTGGCTACAATAAACATAGCAAGCGGCGTTAACACAAGAGACTACACTTTCTTTTGTACTATAGTAGATAGCACGGGCAGCACAGCAATCCGTTCGGTTAACTTAAAAGTGAGGACACGGTAAAAGATGGCGTATGATTTTCTCAGCTTAACCAACGATGTTGCTAAACGTTTAAACGAAACAGAATTAACATCCACGAACTTTGCTGCTGCAGCAGGATTTTACTCTGCAATTAAAGAGGCTGTGAACTCTGCAATTCGACATGTTAATCAGTCTCATTTTGGCTGGCCCTTTAACCACAACGTTTACGAACAAACCTTAACTGCAGGTATAACTCGCTATCCTATCCCAACGCAAGCAAAATACGTAGACTTCGACACTTACAGAGTTCGCCGTAACACTACTCTGGGCGTAGGACGAGCGCAACATTTAACACAGTTATCCTATGATGAATATGTAGACATATATATTGACCAAGAGGATGAGACAGACGTTACAAAGGGGGCAGCACCTCAATTCGTATTTCGAACACAGAATGCAGAATTTGGTGTAGTTCCTATGCCTGACAAAGCATACCAAGTCGATTTTGAATACTTCATGGACCCCGTTGACTTAATTCTCAATACAGATGTTCCTACAATTCCAGAACGGTTTCGTCACGTTATTATTGATGGTGCCATGTACTACGCCTACATGTTTCGTGACAACATAGAGATGGCTTCAGTGTCACAGCGCAAATTTGATGAAGGTATCAAGCAGATGAGAACTGTAACTGTCAACGAAAACGTTTACATGAGAGCATCGTAGAGTATGCCGGACCGTTGGCAAACATACGCCATCGAATTTAAGGGTGGCCTGATTACGAACCTGTCTCCGTTGCAGCATGGTGTTAATGCTCCGGGGTCTGCTCGTATCCTGCGTAACTACGAGCCTTCTGTTCAGGGGGGTTATCGAACAGTCTTGGGGTACTCCAAGTACGACAGCAATTTGGTTCCCCCGTTTGGTACACCGCTGGTTCATGCAGGGTCGCAGTCAGGAACAACTCTTGTAATCGGAAACCTGTACACCACACCCGTTGCAGGGGATACCTTTACTATAGCGGGGGTAACCGGAACGTACACAATTGCTGGAAGTGGCGTTAGTTTTAGTTCTACGAACAAACGAGCCACTCTAACTTTAACGTCTTCGCTTGCAAGTAGTCCCGCCGACCAAGCTGCAGTAACCTTCACATCTGGTGCGGGTATTATGCAGGGAGTTCATACCTTTGAAAGCGCAGTAATTGCAGCACGAGGGGATGACCTGTTTAAATCAACAGGGTCTGGCTGGTCAAAGATAAACACGCCCAGCTATGGAACAGTGCTAGTAAATGCAGGTTCACAGACCGGAACGAGCTTAGACGTTGACGGCATAACCGGAACACCCCAAGCAGGTGATACTTTTACTATTGCAGGTGTAGCTTTAATATACACCCTAACAGCCACCCCATCAATAACCAGCGGTGGCGCAACCTTCGCTATCAATCCCGCCCTGAACAGCAGCCCTGCAGACAATGCTGTAATTACATTCCGTAGCGTAGACCGTTCAGGAATGGCTCGACACAGGTTCGCAAACTTTAATTACAGCGGCACTGACTTTATGGTAGGGGTAGATGGAGTTAATGTACCGTTTATTTATGATGGAAACACCTTTACAGCCCTAGACGGTATTCCTACAGAGGGCGTTGGAGCTAGCCACGTTGCAGACTTTAAGAACCAACTGTTTTTTGCAAAGGGTTCAAACCTCGTATTTACTTCCCCTTACACTTCTACTGATTTTTCTGCAGCCAATGGTGCGGGAACATTAAATGTAGGTAGTGCAATTACAGGGTTGATTATTTTTAGAGAACAGCTTATAATATTTAGTGAGAGGTCTATCAAGCGATTAGTTGGAAACACCATTGCAGACTTTCAACTACAACCCATCACTCTTGATACAGGCTGTACAGAAACAGATACAATTCAAGAGATTGGTGGGGATATCCTTTACTTAGGACCAGATGGGATTAGAAGCCTGTCTGCAACTGAAAAGATTGGGGACTTTAATTTAGCAGTTGCATCAAAAGTTATACAGGATGATGTAACAGACTTTGTAACTGCCCACACCTCTTTTAGCAGCGTAGTCATCAGACCAAAGAGCCAGTATAGACTTTTGGGATACAACGCTAGTTTTACTGAATCTTCATCACGGGGTATTGTGGGTTCTCAAGTAGAACAGGCAATTAGCTGGGCAGAAATCAGAGGGTTCAAGGCGCATGTTGCCAGCAGCAACTTGTACGAGGGAACAGAAACCATCGTATTTGCTAATGACAACGGGTATGTTTACAAGATGGAATCTGGGAACAGCATGGACGGGGCTGACATCTTCTCCACCTTTGCAACACCCTTCATACCCATAAATGACCCCCGTGTTCGCAAAACCATATACAAGTTATTTTTGTACGCAGACCCAGATGGCAGTTTAATTAGTGAAGTAAACTTACTGTTTGATTTTAATGATTCAAATGTAATTCAACCCGCTGCTTTTAATTTCAACAACACATCGGGGTCAGGTGTTCCAGCATTCTACGGAACCGCCGTTTACGCAACAAACACCTACGGCGGCACAGTACAGAAATTATTTGAAAGCCAGACAGTCGGTTCTGGGTATGTTGTTTCGGTGCAGTTTCGCACAAACTCGACAAACGCACCACACTCACTAGACGCAGTTACGCTCGAATACGGCACTTACGGGCGGCGATAAAGGAAGGATATAAAGATGGGT